CAGGACGACAGGACAACCGGTGGCGGGCCTGGGTATCAGCCAGGCTTTCACTTTGATTTATTTGTGATCCACACGGGGTGTGCTACTTTGAACAGAGGCAGAACTAGAGGCAAACCACGGCCGGAACGGACGGACGTGCTGCTCAACTACAGGCGGCAAAGGACAAATTTCAGGCGTCTTGTTCTCGTCCAGGCACACAGGCTGGTAAGACAGGGAGTCCTCAATGGCGGCAAGACGCTTCAGGACTAGGGCGAGATGCTCAGATTCGCCGAGGTTGGTATGGTTGATCTCGGCAGGGATGGCAATGATGAAGAGATCGGTAAAGCCATTAGACACACCAAGGGCTGTAACAGTGACTGCATTCGACGGGGTGGTGCCAGGCGCAGAGACGTCGATAATCATGGTGGTACCGCCAAGAGTGCCTTGGGTGTAGGGCAGAGTGGTCTGGGCGGTTTCGGCGAAATACGACACGGCAGTGAGATTGAAGCCTAAGCCGAAAGTGGGGGCGGCAGAGAGGCCGGTGGCGTTGGTGAGTGCATAGCGGACGTAGTATCGGCCAGTGAACGGCAGGAAAAACGACGTCGCGGTGGGGGGGGGGATGGACAAGGTGTTCACATCGTCATCGACGCGCTCACCGTCGGCGCCGAGAGGGTGAGCAGCGGCAGCCGAAGAACCGGACATGTGGTAGAAGGCGCCAGCACCAGTTTCGTCTAGCCGTGGCTTACGAAGTATGACACGATAATGGACCCACAGTTCGCCAATGACGGCAGCAGCTTGCATGCCTTCAGTGGCGATTTGAAACTTGGCGAGGTCGTACAAGTGCTGGTCTTGGTTGCTGGGGACGGCGTCAGAGCGGATGTAAAGCTGCGGCAGGGGTGTGCGCTGGGGGGTGACGTCAAGCCCATGGACCTGGCTGATGCTCGGCCGCTCGGACAAGACACCGCGTGTCACCTCCATTTGTTGTTTGCTAGTGAAGTCGGCTTCGCAGCAATTGTAGTTAGTGGCAGTAACTACAGAGCCCAACGCTGTATTTGTTGAATTCAGGGCGTCGGAGCTGCGGGAGCCAAACTTGAACTCGCAGTAGTCAAATTGATACTCCTGCCAGTTTCGGGCAATCTTGGACAGGAAGGGGAAAGTGGCGGATAGTCCTGGATTGACAAGGTAAGCGGTATTCTCGAATTCAGTGGAACCGGAGACAGGTCCGAGGTATTCCTTGTGTTCGAAGACGAGGTCACCGGGGTCGGTGGCTGACGCGGATCGGGAGGAAAAACGGCTGCCGCCCATAGCGCGGCGACGGTTGAGGCCGAAGAAATTGCCGATCGCGTCGCCGATAGTGCCAGCGACACCGCCGAGGCCGGGGACGAGGAAGTCGGCCGCGCCACGGGCGATGGTACCGACGATGTTGCCACCTCGAGATGGGGCAGGGGCGGGAGCGGGAGCCACGACGATCGGCTGGACGGGACGTGGGGCGCGAGGTGGACGTGGTCCACGACGACGGGTTGGGCGGACGAGGAGCGATCGGACGGCCATTCGAGCCGCACGAACAGGTAGCTGGCGCCGCGAGGAGCGTCCATTGCGCCGACCGGTTCGTCTGGACATGCAAAGGACAAGGGAAATGGAAGAAGAGATGGAAGCTGGAGCGTGAGAAATGCCAATCCGGGTATATTTAACGGCCCCCCGGAGGGCCACGAAACTAAGCATTAGCGGGTAGTTTAGCGCCGTGCCCAGGGCGCTTAAAAAAGAGGCTCCTCGTTTTCATCCTCAATGGCCTCAAGGTCGAGCATCTGACGGAAAGGGGCGAAATTGAGCTCGGCAGGCAGGCTCTTGATCGAGTCGAGCAGTTTCTCATACTGTGACTCGTGCTCACGTGTGAGACCATACAACTCCTGCATCATGAGCCAAGTTTCATCAGTGGCTTCGGCGGGGGTGGATGTGGGGACCCAATCAGCGTATTTCCTGTTTTCCCACTTGACCGGGACGACACCGTCGGTGAGCTGCGTCATGCGCCGCCAGTACGTGCGCAAAAAGGGGACGAAACGGCACTGGGGGAGGCGGCCAAGGCTCTCGGCGCGGGCAACCTGGCGGAGGAAACGCTCATCCTGCCTGGGCAGGTCTATGAACCACCCTTGACGTGCGACCCAGCGGCCGGGCTTTGGGCCAAGGATCGTGCCGGCGGTGGTGGGCCAAAATAAACCGCTGCAAAAAGAGGCGCGATACTTAGCGTACGGCCCAGAATGGCTCTTTGGTTTGTAGTCGAAACCGAGGTTGGCACTGATGCGGCGCCAAAAAGAAGAGTCAGGGAGATTTTCGCCGCGCAGGAGACTGTCATCGCCAGAAAACATGCCACGCGCGTCAGATGCAGCCATAGCTCGCATGGCGTCCAGCAGCTTGGGAGTGACGCGCTCTCTCGCCTGTTCGTGCACGAGCTCCTGGAGGATGACAGGTTGGGCTGAGCGGAAAGGCACAAGGTCGCGCGCGAGCGGCCGCTCGTGTGCCCACCAAATGTCAAAGGCGCGCGCGCATTCAATGCAGTGAGGGAAGGGGGTGTTGGGCTGCTCACAAAATATGCAGGAGTCACGGTGGTGCCAGAGTGCGATAGTGAAGGTCTTGCGACTGATGTTACTGGCGGTATTGGCGCTATAGGTGTCGAGGTTGCCGCTGTGGACCGGCCAATAGCGTGTGATCATCGCATACCAAGCCTTGACAAAACCGGTGGTAGGCCCGGCCATCCACTGAACATCCATGATATTGGGCCCAGACACGACGTCTTCCATTGTTTCATAGACCATTTCCTGAGGATTGGAGACGCCTTCTTCACCACAGTTGTGCACGTCAAAATTAGAATCGTCCCCTTCCTCATACGTGTGGTTGGAATGGGCCTCATGTGAGTGGTACCGCCCCATTTCTTCGGGCGACGCGCCGCAAGGGACGCACCAGGGCTTATCAAGATTTGGATGGAGCCATCTTTTCATATGATTTTGAAAGCCCATGACCTTGTGCACCACGGCGAGGTGGTGGGCGGCCTTAGTGGTCTGAATGCCGCGAGGCCGGTTGCCGGTCCAACCGCTGGCGGTGATCTTGGTATAAAGCTCGCGCTTCATGAAAATGCCTCGGGCAAAGGCGTTGGCTGGCAGGCCGAACTGGAGGAACCAGAGCTCTAGATGGAGCTGGCGTTGCATATTGGCATTGTACTTTGAGATCCAGTCAAGCGGTCGAGCGGGCTCGCCGGCGTGATGCGGGCCAAAAATGACGGCGGAGTTTTCACGATGCCAGAAATGCCACACGTTCATGAGGGTTTGAGAAAACAGGGGCATGGTGCGAAACCGGGGCAACAACATGCGCCGCTTAATCATAGCAAGGTAACTGGCATGGCTTCGGTCGTAACAGGCGGGCATGACGCTCATGGTGTTGACAATACCATAAACAGTGATGGGACGCTCGGGTTTGGGCAGAGGCGCGCGCTCGCGGATAATGAGCTGGGCGTCGCGGTCGATGGGGAGCGCTTCGAGCTCAGCCTCGCCGGACACAGGGGGGAAAGTGGGCAGACGGGGGATGCCAATGAGCTCCCGCACGCGCGTCTCCGTTGGCGCAACGCGCTGGGATTCGTACTGCTCCTCGAAATCCCGGGCTAAACGGAAAACAGGCCGGACGGGGGTACGCCAACCACGCATGAGCGCACTTCGTACATTGGACAGGGCCCATCCGAGATTTCCAGTGTCGTAGAGAGCGTGAGCGAAAGCGACCGAACAAATGGCGGCAGCGGGCCGCCTAAGCACGCGGGGAGCGAAGCAGGCGGCAAGGCCGGCAAGACCAGCGACAAGGAGCGAAAGCCAAGGAAACTTAGGAATGAATGCGTTCTTGAGCAAGTCATTGTACGCGCTAATAGCTCGAGCATGGCTTTGGATGGTCGTGAGGGCGTCAACGCCAGATTTAAGATCAATGACCGTGAGAGCGACAAGCGGCGCAACAGACTCCGCAAGAATAGGCTCAGGAAGGTCCGTGTCCTTGAGTGCACGGCGCGCCTCACCGGACAACTGAGACACGAGATCGTTCGTTCGGGGACGGAGGCCTGCCCAAGCACGCAGGCGGTGATAGGCGGCAGAAGGAACAGCATATCGGCGGCCGCCCAAAGTCGTTCCAATGTAATCATGGCCGAGCTGCATAAGAGTAGTGACGCCCAATTGAACAAGATCGGCAGTGTGGGATGCCACAGGGAGGGGTACGTGGGGCACACAACTAAGCGGATAGGTCCCAGGCCGAACCGCGAATTGTACGACGACACTAGCCTCGTTCCCAAAAATGAAAGTCCATCCGAGCGTGTGGCCGTCAATGTGGGCACCACCGCTACGGAGCCAGTTGATAGATGGGTGCTTGTAAGAATAACACGCGTTGTTGGCGAAAAATTCGACGCTTTCGCCATCGTTGTAAAACCACCCATCCCGCAGGAGCTG